CTCCTGAACAACACAACTCGCTCAATCTTTAATGACAGTGACACGCTCTTCGCGCAAACCCCTGAAAACCTTTTCCGATTCTATGGCAGTGGCAATAGCATTGCCCAAAGCCTCAAAATCATACACCACTGCAGGCGGCACAGCATAACGATCTCGCACCGCGGGCGCCAAACCCCCCAAACGGTGTCTGTATCGATACACATCCAGAGCCTGACTGTAACTCTCCCAACGGGAACCCCAACGGGGGTCGCGCTCGGGCACAGACTGCGACCAACGCTGAATGACCTTGACAGGATCCGGAGCCCAAACCACGCGCCTACGCTCCTGATCAAACAGAACAAAGGCCGATGCAAAGTAAGGGTACTTCGTAATGAAGAACTTTGCCTGCAGGTTAAATATCTCGGCCAATATCTGAGGTGCATCCGCGGCTACGATGACGCGACCCACACACACCAACGAGTCGTCACCCATGAACACCGCCCACTTAATGTCAGTGCCTCTATAAGCATAGAGGACACTGTTAATGTTCAGAATAACATTCCCGAGTGCTGTAGTGGCATCTCCGGACTTCCTCTGATACATCACGTGCAAAGTCAAACCTATCGAAAAAGCCTTGATCGAACAATTCACATGACCACTTACCCATCTCTCAAGCAACTCACCGTTGAGACCTAACTGCTTGAAGACATATTCTTCCAACAAGAAGGCGAACTCACCCTGAGATTTGTCATACTTACTGAAATCATTTTCAAGAAACTGTATCTCCTCCTCTGAACCCCAGGGGTGGTTCATCTCCATAAACTCTCGAATTTCTTCAGAACCTTTTACCAAAGCCAAACGAAACTGAGGACGAAGCAGACTCAACAAACGCTCACGCAACACCCGGAAAAGACTGCTGTACAAACTGGACAGCACTTTCTCATGGTAAACGATAACCTGTGGGGCCACATGCTCCCGCAAAGGTTTCGTGCTCAGTGGTGGTTTTTGATCAGCCTTGAGCATCGCAATATACTCGCCGACATTTCTCTCTTCGAACAGTTTCTCTTGGCTCGCCAAAGCCCCTCTGAGTGACTTTAAAGTCTCCGGCTTTGCCTGTGTGGCCCAACTAGAGTAAGCTTTCTCAGTGAGGGATATAGGTTCATTCTGATATCGACGCAACTTCTCCTTCACGTTGTCGACACACGCAACCTCAAGAAAATTCTCCCAGATGGCTGGTATAATTGTCTCTTTATCCTGACCTTTCGATAACTGAGGATCGGCCATATTCCTGGCCATCAACGCGGCCAATGTGCCGGGCAACGTTTGCTGAGCCTTCTCACGATTATACGCTTTAATCCTGCTCTTATAAACGCTCCTATCACTTGGAAGTCTTGGCGTATCGACAGGCAAACTCAGGAAGTCCGTAGCCAGCGCTCTGTCCTGCGGATCGATGAACATACTAGCCTCGTCATACGAAAACAACTCACCGTAAAACCCGGGAAAGATGCTTTCGTGAAACTCGGACAACGTGGACACGTAATCTGGATCCACGATGTACGACGGCTTCGTGTATTCCTCGACGTCTTCAGCGATCGGCCTCATACTTGACATCTCAAGGACATGAAAACCCTCTGATTCTCGACCGAGATCGGCCACGCGGCCTATGGCCTTAGTTGTGGACTCTATTTCCTCTGTGATAACGTCACCACTACGCATATCCTCATAATCGACAACCACCTCACCGGTACGCATGCCAGAACTCAAACCATCAGAAGCCTTGCATGGCCTACCGAAATCCACGAAAGAAGCCATAAGACTCCCTTTGAGACCAAATAACATGGAAGGCTCCGCACGCAACTTCGACACGTGCTTCTTCCATTTCGTCAACCAGTCTCTCCTAGACGTCTCCATGGCGACAAACGCCGGAACAGGTGTGAACTCACCCACCCGCGCCGCGGTTTTTGGATTAAACCAATCACGCCAACTATCTAACTGATCACGAAAACGCTCCCCAGTGTTCCCCACGACAGCATCCCACCAACCATTGGCAGCAACGGATAACAAATACGCAAACCGCTGCCCCCTTGACAGTCGTGAAAAACCACATAGTGAATCCAACCGATTCTTCAACTCACCGACCACCGAGCCAGCCGCGTATCGTTCCGAAAAAGCCATCGCATGTATCTGCACACACAGATCACGCACTTCGTCCGCATTTAACGAAGGTTTTGTTTCAACGCCTGTGCTTGAAATGATTGCCCGACCTATGGCTGTGGCCCGACTCACAAGCTTGTTTACGTGCAACTCGTTCACCGGCAAGCTAACAGCCAACTCATATATCTTGTCTACTGTCGACTGATCGTAGACACGAGTGAACGCTTCCCAAGAGCCCTCCTTCTGCGGATCGAGACCCAAACCACGCAAGCGCCAACCGTTAAGGATCGTCTTTCCTTTCACATCACACAATTCCAAAGTATGGAACGTGCGCTCTGGCGGAGCGGTTCCCTCGGGAACCCTAACCACAGAGATGTGAAGGAAACAGCCTCTTGGCTTACGCAACTCGAACCTGAACACAGGTTTCTCATCACCGTATGTAACCTGTTTATGAGTGGCCGCCAACCATTCGTGCCATGTAGTGAGGTCATATTGTGTAGCGCCAGCGACGCCCTCGGGATACTTCAAAAGCAAGTGATCACCGGTAACCTCATAATGAACACCCGTACCAGGCAGTTCACCTCCTTCGGGCACCTGTAACATGAGAGGATGGAAAGGAATCACCACCTCAGCC